GAAGGCCTCAAGGTAGACACCGCCAACATATTCGCTGTGGAAAGCAACCCGCCCCATGCTGTGCAATGCTTTGACATTTCCGCTGACACCCTGCGGCACGGCCACGCCATCATGATCGACACGCTCAAGCTGATCGCAGAAGCCAAGGAAGCTGGCGAGTACACCACAGGCTGGCCTGATTGGGTCGAACTTTAAGCGTGTCTGACAAATAAACTTATTAAACCCGTATTGACAGAGTTTTTTCATTTGCGGGTTTAAGCCAAACATACAAGTCTAAATATACATCATACACAGGAGATAGATATGATTTACGCACTGGAAAACGTCGAAGCATTGTGGCCAAAACTAGACAGGGCTTACAAATTTGACGCCGTACAAAACCGCAGCGTGGCCACTGACGCCACAGATGTTGAGGGCAGCTACGAAGTCAGCGTGGTACTAAACGAGGCTGACGCAAAGGCGTTGGCAGGGGCAATGCGCAAAGAGTTCAACGCCCAGCGCAAAGACGATTGGAAAGATTGGACGCCAAAGTCTTTGGATGACGTGTTTAAGAAAGATGAAACCGGGCATTACATCGCCAAGATCACAAAGAAAACGTATGGCGATGCTAACTCTAAGCCTGCTCAGTGGATGCAAGACGGCTCCCCGGCAGCGCCTGACTTTCAGCTAACCACAGGGTCAAAAATCTGCGTTCAGTTTATTATCAAGCCGTGGAACTACGCAGGCAAAGCAGGCGTTGGCTTGCGCCCTACAGATATAATGGTGCTGGAATTAGCAGAACGCAAAGACAGCCAAGGCGGCAACCCGTTTGCCAGCAAGGCTGTGGGCGGCAACCCGTTTGGCCTGCCTAACCAATCAACGCCCAGCGCACCGCCACCAGCAGCCCAAGCGTTTGATCAGATTGATGACGAAATTCCGTTTTAAACCGCAGCAAGGGCGGTTTGCGCCGCCCTACGCACAGACCAACAGGGCTTTAAAATGGGTAAAGAGATGTCAAATCATCCAGTATGGTGGCACGAATGGGCACCAAAGATTGTCGCCAAATATAACCTAAAAAAAACTGGCGTTAATCATTACAACGGGCCATGCCCCCAATGCATTGGCACCGACAGGTTCTACATGTCGGAAAAGGCAGGCGTGGTGCGGATCAACTGCAATCAAGGCTGCAATTTTAAAGACCTGACGCAAACCATGCGCGATGATGGGGCTTGGCCAGAGTTCATAAAAGGTGAGCCAATCGCGCCAATGCCAAGGATTAACGGCAACCCGTTTGCCAAGCATGGCAGTAGCTCGCAGCTTTACCACGATATTAAAGGGGTGCCGCTGTATGGCGCTGCTGTGGTGGATACCAGCGTGGTCATTAAGGTGATCGCCAAAGACGGCAAGCAAGTTGGCAGTCAAACAATTAAGCCAGACGGCACCAAGCGCTTTACCGCAGGCATGGTCACAGATGGATCGTTCGCGGTGCTTAACGGATCTGTCGAGGGCAGAACGTACCTGTGCGAAGGATGGGCCACAGCAGCGTCAGTGGCGCTATCTACGGGGCGTCCTGCGGTGTTCTGCCTGTCATCCGGGAACTTACCCAAGGTGGCGGCAATACTAGCACAGTTGCGCCCGGAAGCTGATCTGTTTGTTGCGGCAGATAATGATGCAGCCGGGATCAAAGCCGCCAAAGAAACAGGGTTGCAATGGAAAGCGCCAAGCACAGCCGGGCATGATTGGAACGATGTATTACTGGCGCAAGGCGCAGAGGCCGTCAAAGACGCGCTGGAAACAAAGCTGCTGGATACGGTGTTTACGCCGTCACAAGCGCGGCCAATCTTAACAGCAAACTATCTTATAAAGGGATGGCTGGGCTGCGGTCAGATGTCGGTGATGTACGGGCCGTCAAACGTAGGTAAATCATTTGCTGCGCTGGATATGGCTTGGCATGTCGCGTCAGGTGAAATGTGGCACGGGTTTAGGGTATCAGGTGGGCCAGTGCTGTATCTGGCAACTGAAGGCGGCAGTAGCTTTCACAACAGGATATACGCGCTGGCGCAGAAGTATGAGCGCACTGACGTGCCGCTATACATCAGGCCCAGCCCGGTGGATCTGCTGCGGCCAAATGCTGATCTGGCTGAAATCATAGCGCTGGTCGAGGAAATCAAAGAAGCGTCAGGGCAGGATTGCGTCCAGATTGTGGTGGATACTGTGTCCAGGGCAATGGCAGGGGGTAATGAGAACGGCCCAGAGGATATGACGGCGTTTATCAGCAACGTAGACGCCATGAGAGCAGCAACCGGGGCGCACTGCATGTTGGTGCATCACAGCGGCAAGGATGTTGCGGCAGGGGCAAGAGGGCATAGCAGCCTGCGCGCCGCAACAGATACAGAAATTGAAATGGAGTTGAGCAGAGAGGATGGACTGCGGTTTGCGCGCGCCACAAAGCAGCGTGACATGGAAACCGGGGCAGAGTTTGCGTTCAAGCTGGACGTCATCACGTTGGGCGTGGATCAGGATGGGGATGACGTAACGACCTGCGTGATTGAGCCAGTGCAAGGCGAAGAGATAGCAGACGCCAAACGAAAGCCAATGTCAAAGAATGGCAAGCTGCTGGTGGAGTGCTTCATGCAGTTGCAGGGAGAGCGCATCGGAGCGCCAAATCCAAGCGGTGCAGGGTGGCCAGATAGTGGCACCAGATGGGCGATTTCAGAGGCAGATCTGCGGTCACATTTCTACGGAAAAATCACCACGCAAAACAAAAGAGGGACGTTCAGAGAGAGCGTTTCAGTGATGATAAGTGACGGTCATTTAGCGGCGAATGACGAGCATTTCTGGCTTTGCGCGTCAAAATACAAAATCAGGCAAGCGTAGGAAAGCGGAGGAAAATGGAACGTCATATAAATAAGGGGTTTGAGAGCGTGTTTCCTCCGCTTTCCTCCGCTTTCCTCCGCCTAAACCTCCAGCGGCGAATGGGTGGAGGAGGTGGAGGAAATACCTTTAGGTATCCTCCGCCCTCCTCCATCGCTCAAAATCGGGTCATCCTGCGGTGAAAGATAGACATGAAATATTCCTTCTGAAGATAAATAAGATCACTTGTCTTGGCGAGTTGGAAGGGTTCGCAAACCGCCGACGAATTTTATACGAGCAGGGATGCAATCCTTGGATATTGCCAGCTTGGAACGCTGACGAGTTAAACGCGATACGCAAACGTAAATATGAACTAGAACAGGAGTAAAAAAAATGACAACAAGTACAAATCTAATTTTACAACGTACAACAAAGCGTCTACCCGTTGACGTGCTGTTGCCCGGTCAAGAGGCAGCACTCGGCAAAGCAATGCTGGAGTTTGAACGTGAGCAAGCGAAGCAAGTCAGGCGGCAAGTGCTGCCAACAGATCGAACGTATGTCAGGCGGAAAGTGGATGACGCAGCAATCATCCTGCTGAACGAAATGCGCAAGGCTGGCCCATGCACGGCGAAGTATTTGGCAGAGCGCTTATCGATCAGCACGCACAAGTCAGCAAACCTAATTAAGTCACTGACTGTCGCCGGGTTAGCCGAGAAGGTTTGCATAACCCGGCGCAGTGTCGTGCAGGAGGATAACCTGCCGTACCGCGTTGGGCATCGTGAGAGAAATGACTGCTGGGTCTACAAGGCGTATGAGCAATGAAGGCGCTGGAGGCATTAGAGCGCGCAATCAGCTTGGTGACAGGTCGGCGCGCGCAAGACTACGGGGATGCCGAGGCCAGCTTTCAACGCATAGCTGACGGCTGGAATATTATCGTGCGATCAGCCGATGGTGATCTGACCTCGGCGCATGTCGCGCTGATGATGGATTGGATGAAGTCAGCAAGGCTGCTCCAGAGCATAAATCACGCCGATTCATGGGTGGACAAGGCAGGGTACGCAGGATTAGGCGCGCAGTTAGCCATGAGAGAGCCTGAGAGGCCACCCACAGCGCCATCTAAGGCTAACGGTAAGAGTGTCATAGGGCCGAACGATATGCGGCCTGAGAGCCGCGATTATTCACAAGGTTAAATTATGGTACGAAAGAAGAAAAAGTCTAAGCCGTTAAACGAGGTGCGCAGCCGTGCTGATCATGGCACACCAGAGGCGCTGCGGCAGGCTGACGGTGTGCAGTATGAAACCGTGGATGGAGGTCGTTTGGGTAGTGTCAAACGTGCTTACATTTCGCGGCAAACGCCAATGGACAGGTACAAGGCAAGGGGGCTGGTGACGCAAAGGCAATACGATGCTGCTCATGCGTTTTTCGTGCTGTATGACAAGACGCGACAGGCTGGCAGGGTGACGTCAAACTACGACAGGATCATCGTCGATGGCGGTGGAGGTGGTGGGATCAATGAGTACGCATTCAGCGATTACATCAAGCTGCAGCAAGCGCTGGGCATGGATCATGTCAGTGTGGTGCGTGCTGTTGTCGTGGAATGCGAGAGCTCCAACAGTTGGGCAAAACGGTACAGATTGCCGCCAAGGATGGGCATTGAAAGGCTGCGTGATGGGCTGGATAAGCTGGCGAATGTCATGGGTATATCGTGAGGGCGGCGGTGTATGTTGGATAAATTAACAGCGGAACGCAGGTAGACGTTTGTGTTAAGCCGCCCTCAACGCGCTCATAGCATAAGTGCAACTAAAACTAAATATGCCGCGTACAAATAAAATCTATTTACCATGTAACACCTGATGTGCAATGGGATGCTACAATAGCATTCCCTGTGTTGGTTCACTGGCGTCCTTTCGAGGGCGCTTTTTTTGTTTGGAGGGTCGCATGATTAAAAAATCAAAGACCGTCAACAAACGTGTCATGCAGAAGATTGTAGACAAGCTGGCTGAAGGCATAACGCTGACTGAGATTTGTCAAGCTGATGACATGCCAAGCTATCGATCAATTACACGCGCTGTGCAATTGGACGAGGATCTGTGGGAACTGTATCGCAAAGGCCGAGTGCAACAGGCTGAGTTCTACACCGATAGGATCAACCAGTTGGCTATGGCTCCATTGCCTGACGTTGTGGACAACAGGCAGCTTGGTGCTGAGGTTCAGCGGCGCAAGCTAGAGATTGAAACACTGCGCTGGACAACAGCAAGGAACCAGCCTCACGGCGTAAGAGACAAGAAGGAAGATGCACCAGAGCAGCAAGCTATCACGATAAGCTGGGCTGGTGGTGACATTGACGTGAAGGCAGATGGTGCCTAAAAGTCCTGTATATCGCACGCGGAGCGTGACCGATCTACGCGCGGGAAAGTTGTGGTATCGAGGCCTGCATCATTGTCATAATGATAACTCGCAGCGCTCAAAACAGCTAAGTTGTTGTAAACAAACGATAACACTGTTAACATAATATCGATTATGCGAACTACAACACCTTATGGCTGCTTCAGGAAATCCCAAACCCCACCCCCGCAAGAAATTTCCGCCCCTGTCTATAGCGTAGAACCCGACCCAAAATCTCACACATCCACTGCCAGCGGAGGCCGTTTTCTGTGGAACTTAACCAAGCCAAACCCCCGGTCATTTATGTAACCCGCCCACCTGATAACCCTGATCTCTTTGTGTTTGACTGTGAGCGATGCGGCCAGCAGCACACACATGGCGCTCTTGAGGGTCACCGTGAACCCCACTGCTTTGATAATTACCCTGACGGCTACGTGCTGAAAGAGCGTTAACCCACGTGGAAATCGTAATCCCATATGCGCCGCGTCCTCTGCAGGCCAGCTTGCATGACGAGATGCAGGCCAAGCGCTGGGGCGTTGTTGTAACTCATCGACGCTTTGGCAAAACCGTGTGGGCCATCAACCACATTCTGCGTGATTGCCTGATGTCAAAACATGCGCGCCCCCGGTACGCCTACATTGGCCCCAGTTATAAGCAGGTTAAAGCTACTGCATGGGATTATCTGAAAGAATTTGCTGGCGGCATTCCCGGCGTTAAGTTCAATGAAACCGAGTTGCGCTGCGATTTACCCACTGGCGGCAGAATATCCTTACTTGGAACTGAGAATTTCGAAAGTCTGCGCGGCTTATACCTAATGGGTTGCGTGATGGATGAGTACGCCAGCATTCCTGAGTCAGTGTTTCCAGAAATAATCAGGCCAGCTCTCAGCGATTACAAGGGTTGGTGTTGTTTTCTGGGCACGCCCCAAGGTCACAACGCTTTCTTTGATCTTTATGAGCAGGCCAGCGCTGACGATGATTGGTTAAACGCGATTTACAAGGCCAGCGAAACCGAGTTGCTGGATGAGGAAGAGTTAAGCGCCGCCCAGCGCATGATGAGCGAAAGCCAATATCTGCAAGAATTTGAATGCAGCTTCAACGCCAATGTCCCCGGCAGCATATACGGCAAAGAGTTGGAAGCCGCGCAAACCGAGGGCCGCATCTGCAACGTCCCGTATGACCCAAGCTGCAAAGTTGACACGTTTTTTGATCTCGGCATTGGCGACAGTACATCAGTCTGGTTCACCCAAACTGTTGGCCGCGCAATCCACGTCATCGACTTTTACGAGGCGCGCAACGAAGGCTTGCCGCACTACTGCAAGATGCTGACCGACAGAAGATATGTTTATGGCGATCATCATGCCCCGCACGACATTGAAGTGCGAGAGTTAGGCAGCGGCAAATCACGGCGTGAAATCGCGTGGGATCTTGGCTTGAATTTCCGCGTGGTGCCTAAGCTGCCTTTGGAAGACGGCATTCACGCAGCACAGATGCTGATACCCCGGTGTTACTTTGACCGGGAGCGCACCAAAGACGGTTTAGAGGCGTTGAGACAATACCACCGGGCGTACAATGAGCGCACCAGATCGTTCAGAGCATCCCCTGTGCATGATTGGTCATCTCATGCCAGCGATAGTTTCAGATACCTTGCCGTTGGAATGCGGCAACCCCGCGATCACCAGAGAGTACCGCAGCAACAGGCTGTCATGGAATACAACCCGTTCGCGGCATAAGGAGATAGATATGGGCAGTACAGCAAGCGCAATGGGCGATAATCTCAGATCTATGCCAGCGGCGTTAAAAGAAGATATTCAGATTGGTTTTGGCCGCATGGAGCCTACCAAGGGCTACAAGAAGCGCACCGAGCAACGCGAGAAGAGAGAAGCTGACGCAATCAGAGACTTTCAGCTTTTGCGCAACGACGATCAACCCCGCCAACCCGCACCAGCCCGTGCAGCCCCTGCCGTCAACTACGGCATAGGCGCTGTAGCTGCTGCCCCATCTGTGCCAGATCCTGACGCGATAGGCGAAACTGAGCAAGCATTGTTAGACGCGCAAAGCCGTGGCCGCTCATCCACAATACAGACCAGCGCCAAGGGTTTGCTGTCTGGCGATGACAGCACACGCAAACGCCGCAGCCTTATGGGTGGATTGATTACATGATGTACAAAAAGAAGAACATCGCTGGCGAAATGGGCGCACGGGCATCCCAGCCTGCCAAGCGCCGCCAGACTGTTGATCCGTTGGAGCGCGCTAATCAGAAGATGGAGGGCCGCATGAAGGGCGGTGATCCCCGCAAGGCCAAGCGCAAGTCAATGATGAATAGCTACGGGATGTCCTGATGCAGATTTCCCCCATGATTGCGCAGCTTGATCGGCGCTTTAAGCAACTCCAAAGCCAGCGCAGCAATTGGGAAAGCCATTGGCAGGAACTGGCAGATTACATGCTGCCGCGCAAAGCCGAGATAACCCGGAAGCGCACCCAGGGCGATAAGCGCACCGAGCGGATCTTTGATGGTACGGCAATCCACGCTGTAGAACTGCTGGCGTCTAGCTTGCATGGTATGCTCACGTCACCATCCACCCCGTGGTTTTCCATGAGATACCGCAACCCGGCGCTGCAGGGTGATGACGAGGCTAACGAATGGCTAGAGTTGGCCATTGATCAGATGTATCAGGCATTCAACAGGTCAAACTTCCAGCAAGAAATCCATGAGTTGTATTATGATCTGGTGACGTTTGGCACTGCAGCCATTTATGTCACTGGCGATGCAGAAGGCTTGCAATTCAGCAGCCGTCACATTGCCGAGATCTACATCAGCCAAAACGCCAAAGATCAGGTCGATACAGTTTACCGCAAGTTCAAGCTAACAGCACGTGCGATGGAGCAGCAATTCGGCGCTGATGCCCTGCCTGCTCAGTGCATAAAGGATCTCAAGGAAGAGCCTTACAAAGAGCACGAGATCATCCACGTTGTGTTTCCGCGCGCAGATGCCAAGGGCAAGCTGGCCAAAGCCAAACCGTTTGCCAGCATTTACTACCACGCTGACAGCCGCAAGCTGCTGAGTGAGGGCGGTTACGACGAGTTGTGCTTTATGGTGCCGCGTTTCAATAAGGATAGCTCCAGCAGCTATGGCAGATCTGTCAGCATGAACGCCTTGCCAGACACCAAGATGCTTAACAAGATGTCTGAGGTCACCATCAGGGCCGCACAAAAGCAGATCGATCCGCCACTCATGGTGCCAGATGATGGCTACCTCATGCCTGTGAGGACTACGCCGGGATCATTAAATTTCTACCGTGCAGGCACCCGCGACAGAATTGAGCCGATGCAGATCGGCGCAAATAATCCATTGGGTCTGAACATGGAAGAGCAGCGCCGCAATGCTATCAGGCAGGCGTTCTTTGTGGATCAGTTGCTGATGCAGAACGGGCCGCAAATGACGGCTACCGAGGTGCTGCAACGTAACGAGGAAAAGATGCGATTGCTTGGCCCAGTGCTAGGCAGGCTGCAATCTGAACTGCTACAGCCTTTGATCAGCAGGTCGTTCGGATTGCTTCTCAGGGCTGGCCTTCTCCCACCAGCCCCTGAGAGCCTGCAAGGGCAAGACATCGACATTGAGTATGTCAGCCCATTGGCGAAAGCGCAGAAGCTGACAGACTTGCAATC